AACTGCTACGCATCGCGCAGTTCGTCTGCTGGTCATGGCCCGAAAACTGTGCGATCGGTCCTATAGTGCACGGGAGCTAGCGGTGTGCCTGGGCGTGAGCAAGCGCACGATACTGCGCGATATCAGGACGCTGTGCGGCGAGCCGCTGTACATCCCGCTGATACGGAGAGGCTACACATGGCGCATACCAAGCAGCTGGCATTTCTGACGCCCGCGGATCTATTGGCGCGCGGGCTGGCGCTGGTGCCGCTGGATACGCCGCCGGAGGACGTGCCAGAGGACGCTACCTCGTGCATCAGCGGGCAGCCGCTGGCGGCGGGCTATCGGGCCTGGGACGTGATCACCAAGTCGACGGCGGATCCGTTGGGACAGTTTCGGGGTAATCCAGACGGGTGGATCAGCGAGAATGAGGCCATCTGCTATCGGAACAACAACCCACGCAAGGGGATGCCCACGTCGCGGCAGTGCCTCGTATTCGAGGATGGCACGTATTACTATCCTCTGATCAGCCGCGAGTCGGCAGCGAAGCAAGGCCGGCCATGCTGGCGTGACCTGGTGCGCGAGGTGTGGCCAGAGCGACAGGGGCAGCGAATGCTGATGCTTTTGACAACGGACCCGAAAAAGCGCCTCTGGCCGCTGGCTGAGGTGGGGCCGCTGGGGGCGCACACGCCGGTCTACTTATACGCGCCAGGGACAGCAAGCACAGTATGGTGCGACTGGGCGCGGATGTTGCTGGCGATGGATCTGATCGAACAGGTCTATGCTCTAGGGTTCAGCAAGCGGGCCATCGCGATCAGTTTGTGGCAGCAGTACAAGGCGAGCACAGAGGTGGGGATGGTAGCGACGCGAGAGCTGGAAGAGGGAATCGCGGCTATTCGGCAACGGCCAGAGTTTGCATTGGCATTGTTGATCGCACAGAAAGGGGATGCGAAATGACAGAGGGAACGCGAGTAGAGGCAAGACGGGCTCGCTATGCGTTGCTGCTGACGTTCCGGCAGCCGGTGTCGCACCACGATCCGGCCACGGCGGACAGCAGCAATCAGTCGCTATTCAATCGCCAGGGACAGTTGTTGCAGATGTCTAGCGATTCGCACCAGGCTGGTCTGCCGCAAATGGCATTTATCGCAGCGGGGCACAAAGTTCCCGGCGAGCTGTGGGCTGTGTTCGACGATATGCCGTTTGGCGAGTTTGTTGCTGTGGCGTTGATCCGGCTGTTCGTCGAAATCTATGGGGGGAAGGAGGGCTCGGGATTATTCAGCGGTATGGAGCGCTATCGCTATCTGGAGACGCGCATGCGCACGGCTGCGATACCAAGCCAGACACTGCGGGCGTTCTGGGGGCGGCTGTGCAAGCTGCTCAAAGTAGGCGTGCATGCGGCGCGGTACGATGCCACGCTGCTGGACTTACTGGCGTTGCCAGCGGGCACGCAGGCGCAGGTGTTGCGTGTGCTGATTGATCAGTCGCATTCGGTTATACCGATCGCGCGTGTTTGGTCAGAGTATGTCAAAGGGTCGTCGGCGGAATATGCCAAGGCGGCAGGGAAGGAACAACTAGCTCCGCCCAATGAGCTTGTGTCGTTTGGCGAGCAGAAGCAATCATCCAGTGGCGCTCGGGTGATCGAAGTGCCGAGCGTGAGTGCTAATAGCGTGCGCCATTCTCTGGTGCGCGAGCCGGGGTTTATGCACATGGCTGAGCGGCTGGGGCTGATGGCTGACACGCCAGGGCAGGGGCCACTGCCACCAACGGTCGAGGCGTTGTTCGTCAACGGCGGGAATCTGGAAGGCAGTGCGCCATCGAACGCGTTTGCTCTGGCGCACGAGGTACGTGCGCGGTATCCGCTGCTTGACTTGCTGGGCGGATGCGCGGGGACGTTCTTTTTGCGCGACAGTCGGCTCCAGGTAGGCGCGTGGTTGGTGTGCGCCGAGAACCGGGACGCACTACCCAAGGGGCTGGCGTTGGCTGATGTCTCGGCGTTCGACCAGCTCGATGATGTGACGCTGACCAGGCGGGCCACGGATGCGGGCTTGGGGCAGATGATTACGGGCTTCGAGGCGCTGAAACAAGGCGCGCAGGTGTACGTCGAGCTCGACCTGCTGCCGCAGACGCACACGATCACGCACGGGGCACTGTTGGCATCTACGCGTTATGCGATGGAGCAGCTGCCCACGCTGGGCGGCCAGGGCGCGCGGGGGTATGGGCGGTATGATGCACTATGGATGAGAACGCTCGATGGAGCGGAGAAGCATGAGACGGAATATGAGGCTTATCTCGATGCCAACCGTGACGAGTTGGTCGATGGGCTGCTCGACGGGACGTTGGGGACAGGAAAGGCGTTGCTATCCTGATCTGAGAGGAGGTGATGGTGATGGCTGCAAAAGTGTACAAGACGAAGAGTGGCAAATACTCTGTCCGGCTGACTTTCTCGAATGGGAAAACGCTTGCCGCAGGGCCGCCTCGCACGCAGGCGAGCTAGTATGAGAGCAGCGCTCTGTCGTGGAGATTTTGCGCATGCTGTCTTCGCTAGCTTCCAGGGCCGTGTAAAAACGGCCCTGGAGATTATCGATAAGGCCGCTCGCATAGGGCGTATAGGTGTCTACTTTAGCGGGGGGAAGGACAGCACCGTGTTGCTCGATCTGGTACGACGTGTGCAACCAGAGTGCGCTGCGGTATGGTTCGATTCTGGCGCAGAGTACAAAGCCACCTATGAGATGGCGCGAGTATACCATGTGCGCGTCATCCAGCCGCTGTTATCCTTGCCTGAGATGTGTCGCCGTGCAGGCGCGTGGGGAGCAACTGCAACGGAGTCCGGGGCGCAATTTGACTATGGCATGTTTTTGCTACAGGAGCCTGCCTATCGAGCAGTATTAGAGGAGGGGCTGGCGGTCGAGGCCCTTGGCTTGCGCGCCGAGGAGAATACACACCGGCGCGCATCGTTGGGACGCAAGGACAGAGGCGAGTTGTATCCGCTAAGCTGGGGCACCTGGCGATTGTGCCCCTTGGCGTTTTGGAATACTAACGATGTGTGGGCATATATCGCTAGCGAGGGGCTAGAGTACAACGCGGCATATGACAAGATGGCAGCGATGGGTATCCCGCGCGAAAGCTGGCGCGTGAGCACACTACTGGGGTCGGAGGGATTGCGGGCATCGTCGCGCTATGCTGTTTTGCGGAGAGTGGAGCCAGAGACCTATGAGCGTCTAGCTGCTGAGTTTCCGCATATTAGGAGGTTCGCGGAATGATCGTCTTACCAGGATTCCAAGAGCGATGGAACGAATACGAGGCGCTGGGAAAGCAGCCGTTGCGATTGACGTTGACACTGCGGGCCGGGGCACAGATGGCGGGTTACGATCCGCTGGCGCTGGATGGGCTGTTGGCCTGGTCGGTGGTGCAGCAGTTGACCGAGGGACGCGGTGTGCCCGACTCTGGCGACGATGCCTATTTGCTGCCCGTGCCGTTGGAATGTTTGTGGCGAGACACAGAGGGCTATCCGCTGTGGGCGGTGACGCTGACGCTGCCTGAGGGGGTGACGGCTACCGATGTGAGCTACCGACACAAAAAACACCAATCGGGACGGTTCACCAAGGGGCGGCGGGGTCGGTTCAACATATCGCCCAGCGATGGTCGGTTCATGGAGCGCCGTGTGCCAGTTCCGACGCAGATCGGCGAGCGTTGGGTATGCGAGTGTATCGGTAACGCTATCGAGGTGGGGCGGCTGCTGGAATATGTGCGGGCGGTAGGCAAGGAGCGGGCGCGAGGGTTTGGCGCGGTAGATCACTGGCTGGTTGAGCCGATTGATCACTGGCGACTGATCAGCGAAGGGCGATTGGTGCGTTCTCTGCCCATTGAAGCGGCGCATCTGCTGGGGGGCTATGAGCCAACAGAACGCCCAGGCCTGGGTAGCTGGACGAACCCAGGCTGGAAGCCGGCGCTGTGGCGTGAGCGTTGGCGAGCGGGAACGGCGCTGGCGGCATCATGAAGACTGCGTTGCTTGTCACGGCAAGCAACGCATAGGGGAGGCGCATGACTGAGATGTGGGAGCGCCAAAAGGGAGAGGACGGGCAGCTGGAGCCGATGCTCTGGTTTGACCGTTTTACTGATTTCTTGCACCAGGACGCGCCCCGGTCGATCGCACGGATGGTAAACGAATGGCGGGACGCGGTAGGTCGCCCAAGGGCGAAAGATGTTCCTGGATCGTGGCGCAAGCAGTCGCTGCGCTGGCGCTGGCGCGATCGCGCCCAAGCCTGGGACGTGGAACAGCGGCGCTTGCGTGACGAGCAGTGGGCTAGCAGAGAAGTGCTGCGCAGGACGCGGAACTGGGATCTGTCTGAGGCGTTGCACGAAAAGGTCAATCAGATGCTGGCGTTCCCTGTCGAGCAAGTGACGACTACTACTGGTGAGGACGGCCAAGTAACCCAGATATTCAACCCTGCTGACTGGGCGCCCAAAGATGTGGCGCGCTATGCCGAAGTGGCAGCAAAGCTGGCCAAGGAAGCCACTGGCGTAGACGATGACGGTCAGCCAACAAAGGTCGTTATAACGGATGAGGACGGCAAGGAAAAGCCATCGGGCTTGCCCGTAACAGCAGAGGAGCGCCAGTCAATTCGTGAGTTCCTTGACTTCCTTGAAAGCAGAGACGCAGACGCGCCACCTACTGTCGAGCCCTGAATATCAGCACTACTGGTATGCTGGGCACCCCGTCGAGTTCGTCCATGATTTGATTGACTTTGACGGAGGGGCTGGGCCGGCTGGGTATCAGGACGAGATTCTGGCCCAGTTCGGCAAGAGCAAAAAGGCGAGGGTCGCAGTGCGTGGCCCTCACGGACTGGGTAAGACAACCCTCAGCGCCTGGGTCGTGCTGTGGTTTGTTATGACGAGAGACCAAGAGGACTGGAAAGCAATCACAACGGCGGGCGCTTGGGCGCAGCTCAAGTATTATTTATGGCCAGAGATCCACAAGTGGGCGAGCCGGATTCGTTGGGACAAGATCAAGTGGAGAGGAGAGTTCGTCGATGGGTATGAGTTGCTTCGCCAAAGCATTCAGCTCAAAAACGGCAGAGCGTTCGCTGTGGCGTCTGACCGACCAACTCTGATCGAGGGGGCGCACGCGCGGCATATGGTATACGTGTTCGACGAGAGTAAATCCGTGATGGATGCCACGTTCGATGCAGCCGAGGGCGCTTTCGCATCGCCGGACACGGCTGAGGCGCTCGCTATTGCTATGAGTACGCCAGGGGCGTCAGCCGGCCGATTCTATGACATTCATTCACGAAAGCCTGGATATGAGGATTGGTGGGTGCGACACGTCACAATCGAGGAGGCCATAGCCGCAGGGCGTATCTCTGCCGCCTGGGTCGAAGCGCGCAAGCGGCAATGGGGCGAGACCTCGTCCGTTTACAAGAACCACGTGCTGGGTGAGTTTGCAGCGCAGGACGAATCGGGCGTGATCCCGCTGGCCTGGGTCGAGGCGGCACAACTGGCCTGGGTGGTCTGGGAGCAGGACGGATTCAAGGCGAAGCGATGCACGGGCATTGGCGTTGACGTTGGCGGCGGCTTGGCGACCGGCGACCAGAGCACAATCGCGGTTGCCTATGATGGCCCGAAGGTGCGCTCATTGCAGCACATAAGCCAGGCGGTGGACCCGTCAGTGGCGATGATGGAATTATGCGGGCGTGTAGTAGCTACGCAAGACATCCATCAGGGGCCGGTATACGTTGACGTGATAGGTATTGGTGCAGGGGTGGCCCATCGCCTGGTCGAGTTGAAGCGGGACGCAAACCCCTTCAACGCCTCATGGAAAACTGAGGCGCTTGATCGCTCGCAGCATCACGGGTTTCCGAACGCACGATCCGCCGCTTGGTGGATGATGCGAGAGATACTTGACCCTGCTAACGGGTTTGACGTTTGTTTGCCAGATGACACAGCGCTGGTGTACGATCTCACCGCCCCACAGTATTCGTGGTCCAGCGGTGGGCAGATCATGGTAGAGTCGAAGCAGAAGCTGCGCAAGCGGATCAAACGGTCGCCCGACGCGGCAGACGCGGTGATCCACGCCATCACGGGCGAATACTTTTGGGCTGAGCGTCAGCGCATGGCGGAAGAAGAAAAGCGGCAGGTATACATAAGCTATCGCCCAGTCAAGATTCG